ATGAAAAACGTTACCCTTTCTCAAGCTCTCGAAGGATATATCCTCTTTATGGAGCCAAAGCTTTCTACATGCACACTCCGTGACTATTTCAACACTTTTCGCAAATTTCAAGCTTACTTGGGTCATGACCCATTGCTCGATGAGATTGATGTTGAAGATATTGCAGGATTTATGGGTCAATATCAGCATCTCAAGAAGAAAACCTTACTCAACTACCATGTCGGGCTCTCCGCTCTGTGGACCTGGGCATTTCAGCAAGAAATTGTTGATAAAAAGGTCCCTCAAAGTTATCAACCCCCGAAACCGGATGAAATTGCTATCTTGCCATATTCTGAAACAGATATTAAAGCGATGTTGGCCAGCTGCCAAAAGAGAAAACCGTATTCACTCTCTGGTCAACGTGAGACAGCAACGGACTTTCCAGAAGGTTTGCGATTGAAAACAAGTGTGCTTCTGTTGCTTGACACTGGGATCCGTGCAAGCGAGTTCTGTAACCTGAAATATAAGGATATCGATTTGCAAAATAAACATATCATCGTAATGGGAAAAGGAAGAAAGGAACGTCAGATACCCATCTCCAGTAGAACAGCGCAGGCTGTTTGGACGTATTTTTCAAGCAAGCCTGACATGACAATCAACACACCTGCTTTCGCGACAGCCAACGGCACTTCGATTCTGCGAGACAACCTTCTCAAATCTATCTATAGACTGGGAGAAAGGGCAGGGGTCCAGGACCCTACCATCCACCGCTTCCGCCATACTTTTGCAATCAACTTCCTGCGTAATGGTGGCGACATTTACACGCTGCAATGGATCCTTGGCCATTCTACGTTGGATATGGTCAAACGCTACCTGGCCATCGCTCAAGTCGACGTGCAAGCCGCCCACCGCCGAGCCAGCCCGGTGCTAAACTGGGGGCTATAGCCCCCAGTCCCAATTTTGCCCTCGCGTACGCGTGATTTCCGCATTCGCAGTAACTACGCGCAATGTAGAGATTTGACCGCCCCTTCCCCTTTGGCGCGGCGCACGGCGATAAGGCGTGCGATCCCATTCATGCCAGCGACGACTATCAGCAGGTGATCAGCGACATGCAGGCAGATTGGGCAGCTTATATCTCAGAAGAGCCTGCAGGCGCGGGATTTTCGGTTATGTACCAGAGCTCGCGATTTGGCACCAGCCTTATATATTCCAATCGCCAGCCTCGATAACCTTTGACGCGCCAGGGAAACATACTTGTAGAAACTGAGCTCATACCCTCATTCTCGCCCTTCCCTTCAGCCAGAATGTCAACCTCGCGGATTATTCCGTCTGCACCAATGTGATACCAGTGGTCAATTCGCTTCTTTGTACCGTCAGGCTGGGGTTCATAAAATTGCATTGGATCTCTGATTGTTATGGTAGCCTCCGGTAATACCCGAACCGGATAATCGGTTTCGTATACTTGTCCCGCAGCCGCTCAATGCTGCCTGACCACGGATCGGCAATGATAATATCTCCGCCAGAATAGCCAATCGCCAGAACCCAGTGCATTTCAATTAGCGGTGTTGCATCGTCAAAGTCTACGTACAAGATCGGCAATATGCCAGCCTGCAGCTTTTCGATGATCTGCGTGTCTGTTGGCGAGTAGACGAACGGCTCAAATATCATATCGGGATACAACCGTTCCAGACTCGCCCACAAAAACAGGTTGCCGTCCAGATAGCCGTCGTTGTCGGTCAGCCAGCGGTTGAGTGAGTACGGATTAGTCGCGTGCCCGTGATGGTTGCAGACCATTGACACCGCAGTCATCAGGCAGCCATGAGCTTCGATAGTTGATTTCGTCCCAAGTGCAAAATCTTTCCAGCGCGGGTCCCGTTGGCTGAATATCCCGCCCCAGAACACACTGCTCAAATTGACAATCGGCGGAGTGATAACGTCCTGCCGTGTAAGCCAAGTGCTGTCGCTCCACCCGCCTTTGTTATGCCTGTACCAGCCATTGAGCGTTTCGTTCACCTCAACGATAGTGCCGTAAAGCATTGTAGGGGCTGACACTGGATAACTCAAGCCCGCGCCCGATCTTACCCGCAGTCCTGCGGTTGCCGTAACCCGCGCCTCGAATAGCGCCTCATCAATCGGGACGGGTTCTGGTTCCGGCTCTGGTTGTACTTCATCAAGCCCAAAGTAAGCCAATAATTCGGCTTCTGTTCCATTCCAGCGATTAGTGTCTACGTAATAACTCTTTACGCCCACTGCGCCGCCGTTTCCGCGCTCGCCGGTCTGATGGATCAGCCACTTGCTGACCCCTTTAGGCAATAAGGGTGGCGGTGTTTTCTCCGGCGTATACTGAGGCGAGGGCAAGGCGGTTAGATAATTTGCAAGCCACCAATCTACCGCCGGTAATCTGCTTACGTCCACGTAAGTATTAATCCACAATGCTCGTGAATAAACAATCGGGTATCGCCCTGTCTTGAGTTTGAGATATTCTAAGCATTCCAGCAGGCAGGCTGTTATCCGTGTTTTACCAACGCCCTGATCCAGCTCCATGTCCATTACAAGACGGTCATGTTGAGTTGGCTTGACGATGTTCAAAAAGTTATCCATCTGGCGTTGTGCGTCTTCTGCCGGATAGACCACGTGATATGCCATGCGCGGGTGTCCTGCCAATGCCGTCCAAGACTGGTCAAATGTCGGGTCTTTGTAGCCCCAGCTGATACCAGCCCGAACCGCCACAAATGATGTGTTAGCTCGCATTTTTGCAAAGTCAGGCGGTGCGCCCTCTGCTGTGTACTGGTACTTTGAGATGTCAATGCCGAATGGGTATGCCATTATTCTCCTAATCTGTAAATCGACAAATAGTTATTGTTCTTATTGGCAAAATAACTATCCAAAGACCCACCAGAATATTGTCGTCCGCACAGTTCTACATAGTCGTTTACTGCCAGAGGAATAATTCCAAAGGCGTTCAGCGTGCATGTGCCTGACGCAAACGCCTCTAATCTCTGCTGGGCAAAATAATCTGTGCCGTTCAGTCTGAGCAGCAGGTCTCGATTGCCTGTTGCGTTCGCTGCAAATGTCAGCGTGCCATTGACCATATACATGCCCGCTTTTTTGCAAGTAATGCGAGTGTTATTCGTTACGTTGTCATGGTGGTTATGCGTGTCCCATTCCTCTTGGTTGAGAGGCAACGCATATATTGTTCCTGAGGTTGCGTAAGAAAACGCCGTAGCGTCTCGGTAAGCTCTTGCAGCATAACGAGTGTGTAGGCTGTCTACATATGCTTTTCTAACCGCCTGATTGTCAGTCGTTGGGTCTGCGTTCGGTAGGTTGGGAATTGCACCAAAGGTCTTTTCACCAATTATTGTCTGGCTACCTGATGTCTGCACAAAATTTGAGCTATCAAGATTGTCCAACTTGTCAGCGTCTGCTGCTTTTGCAGTTTTTCCAAGATACCGCTCATCCCCTCTATCGTTTGTCAGATACTGAGGATGGTCATCGTCAGCCAACCCGTCCAGTAAACCGTGATCAGTTACTCCACCACCACCGCCTGCTGGTTTTTCAAGTGTCAGCAGGTACGCTATTTGTTGCTGGAGAGTTTTTATCTTTTGCGCTATTTCCAACTCAAACATCTGCCCACCTCTTTAGCTCTATGTAGGTCGTCTCTTGACCTGCCTCATCCAAGGACACACTGACACTTTTCACCTGCATTTTATAGACCTCGTTGTTGAAGGGGTTTATTGCGCTGACCAGGTCGCCCAGGTCATAGTGGACCCCATATTTACTGGCTTCTGTTTGCAGCACCGTGAAGAAGAATTCCTTTGAAATCTGGTTTTCAGCGAGCTTGGCTTGACCGCGGTTGATCAACCCTGCTTCTGTCTCAACATCGGTCGCGCCGAGAAATGCCTCATAGTTGTCGGTTTCTGAAAAATCATCCGACTGGACGATCACGATTTCCCGCTCTTCTTCCTCGCCTTTCCCACCAACAATGACCGAAGTCAGACGCGATGATCGGCGCTCCCGATATCGCGGGTTTGCCATATTGCCACGCTGCAAGGAAAACACTACATCCGCTGATCTGTCGATGCCCAGCTGGTTGTCATACCAGCGAAATTCGTAAGCAGCTGCTCCAGTTTTGACCAGATCAAAATCACCGCCCCCGCTTTCAGCAAGTTTTTGCAGTGTTTCAAGCAGGTTCTGCCAGGCGCAAAACCAGTCCATTACTTTACCAGTGGCATGATTTGTTTCAACCGATAAGCCTGGAATCACGCCGTCCAATTCCCGACCATTTGCGACCGTTGCCGAGGGTCCAGCGTTATACTCCACCAATGTTTTTGCGATTGTCTCTGCCGGCTTATTGGTGAAGGCGGTCCTGTTGGCCATATTGGCCGTATAACCGGAAACCCGCCACGCAAGCATCACCATGATTCCATTGGCGGTAAGAGAAGCGCGAGGAGCCACGTCCTGCTGGATCCAGTCAATATCCTGGTAAAACCCGCTGAATTCTTTCCTCCAGGCGTGCCCCTTTGGCCGGCGATATACCTCGATAAGCCAATTTTCTGCAATGGCTGAAAGGATCGGATGATTACCGCGGATCTCCGTCACCAGAATGCCTGGGGCGTTGACTGTGCTTGAGTAAGTCAAACTGATAGGGTCAGTGATTACTGCCTGCAGCACACCGTCTTTATCTGAGAGGTTAATGCGGTAATCTGATCTCATAGTTTCACGATGTAGATAGCGTACTTATGCGGAGGTAAGGCATCTGCAATGCCTGTATCAGGATCTGTCAGGTCGTGCTCATGAGAATCGTTTTCTGCAAGCGTAAACGTACCGGTGTGATTATGACCTCGCGCCATTGTTACTGCAGGAGTGCCAATGGATTTCAATCGTGTTGCGCTGACCGAACTGTACGTCACAGTTGGGGATGTTCCGTGCGGGTGTGCTCCACCGCTTTGCACCGCGCCAGCTTCATGCTCATGCTCGCTTTCAAACGCGGTCCCGACGGTTCCTCCGATTGTGTCACCACTTTTATAGCCTTTCGGGATAAAACCGCGTGCGTCTGTCAATTCAGCCCAATCATCGGGGATTGCGCCAGATGTCCATAGTAAAACCGTGCCAGTAGGGAAGTTCATCAGATTATCCTCATCCAGAATTGAAGCACGATATATGGCGGCAAGCTGCTCTCGCTTGATGTGTCCGCCACATCGTGCTCATGTCCACCGCCAGAAGCCGATACTGCGCCAGTTTTCGTGTGATAGTGTTCTGCGACACCTGCAACTTCGCCGCTGGTGGATCTGTTCGTATCACCAACAGTGTTAGTCGTCAGGTCTACGGTATGGATGTGCTCCCCATCGGTAGATGTGCCATTGCTGTTGGTATGTTCATGCTCCGCATCACCGCCGGTTTCGTTGCCATCGTTTCCGCCGGAATAAACGAAATAATCCTGCATGTCGTAAGTGCCATTATCCCCATCACAAACCGCCCAGTCACTATCGAGCGCGGTGAGTGTGTTCTGCATGACGATTGCACCAAGCGGAGCTTCTCGGGCAGTGACAGACTTGATCCAGCGCAGCCGGCGATATGGCGGTAAGTTCGAGGCTGGATCGGTGTCGTTTAGTGTGTGTCCGTGCCCACCAGCGGTGGACTCGTTCGAACCGGTTGCGGAATGCTCGTGAATCGGCGCGAAATTGGTTTGGGCGAAGTTGTAAACGTTGCTGTCGCCGCCTGAGCTTGATGTTTGTGATGCCTGGATGGCATGATTGTTGTGCCCTGCCACCGGCTCTGCATCGGGGTTTGTGTGAAAATGGGTCAACGCCCCTCTGGCAGTAACCAAATCCGCTGCATCATTGCCCATCACAAAATAACCATCAAGGGCTGTTTCAAAGGTAAAGCCAGCAGGAGCTGAAGCACCACCCCAGAGCAACAACGCTCCTGCGGGTATTTGGTAACCTTCGTCTGTTCCGGCGTAAGTGATGTATCGCATCATTTCTCCAATACAAGCATTACTTCAAGTCCCTTTGCGCCAGTACCTGCGGATAAGATGTCGAATGATAGTCCACCGCCTGCCCGCACAGTCATGTCATTGGTCTGCCCTCTTGTTCCTACATAAGAGTTTTTCGTCCCTGACATAATTGATGGTTTACTTGTAAGAACGCTTAGTCCCTCATACAGTACATCTATGCTTGTGTTTCCAGTTACTGCCGGGACTGTAACGGCGATGTCTGCATGAGCAATAATATATCCTGCAAATTCGAGCGGGATTGTCCAGTAAAGCACATCAGAACCAACTGACACCGCTGTCTTGTCTGTGACGATTTTCAGCTGTACTACTGTCGTGTCCAATGGTGTTGCCCATACTCGTTCGTCCGTGAGCGTGATCGTTCCGCTTGTTGAGACCTTCGCCTGCCACAGCAGCAGATCGTAAGTCGTACCGCTGTTCTTGGTAATGGTAGGTGGGGTTGGCTTTGCGGCTGCAGTCCCAGTCAATATAGTTAAAGACGCCTTGAATGTTGTGCCCCAGATGCAGCGCAAAACAATCCGGTCTATGCGGGAGTTGCCCGCCCCAGTGGCAGATGGGATTGTCAGGTTTACCACTGAGTCCGAATAGAACCAATGGCCATCGACCATCGCGCCGCCAGGGAATATGTTAACGTTATTTACGTCGTTGGTGGAAGCATTGAGTTCGGTCAGGTAGGATTTCACTACCCCCTCGAACCCGCTTGCGCCACCAATAATCTTGAACGCTTCCGCAAGCTGTGATTGCGTATAGCTTACTTGCTGGTCTCCCGATCGTGCGCCGTCTGATGTTGTCCAAAATCCTGATAGTTGAGCCATTGTGTCTCCTTAAATTCCGAGTAACCGGATGTAATATAAAAAGCTGACGTTTGTAGCTGCCGTAGTTGAGATTCCATTCACCTGGATTCCGTTATCTCCATTCAGCGCGATTGGGTGTGGTTGCAGGCTAAAGGTTGAAATGTCGCTGTCAGCTGTTAAGTCTGCGATCTTGTTATTCCCAGCTGCATCAACCACAGTTTTGTATCCTGGGCGTAAATCGAGCGTGTACGTGTCCCCGTTGGCGATAGTCACACCGCTGAAGTCCAATTTGTCACCGGTGGTAAGGTTCTTAATTACCAAATCGGTAACTGGACCAGTAACAATTATTTGCGGGTAAGTTTTTTCTGTTCCTTCGTAGGGGATAATCTTGGTTGTTTCAAATAATGAAGCGCCCACAAACATCGGCACTGGCATTGGTATGATAAGATTGTCGCTTCCGCCTCCGCCTGTTCCAAAATCGATGTAAACTGCTTCAGGATCGTAAAACGTCGGATCAGGACAGCGCACGACAAGCGATGTTTTCTGGGTAACATACGATCGGTCTGAATCAGAAAATTCCAAACCGTTAAGCAGGTGCCCCTGAATCTCTCTGACTTTGCCTGTAGGCAAGGTGATCCGCAAAATGCCGGGTGTCATATCTGGCCGCCAAAGCCGTAATAAATCCTCGCGCCGTTGGTAATATCCAGCGAGATCCTTTTCATTGAAACCAAGAATGATGCTGATCAACCGCTCCTGCAGCCGATAACCTGTGTCGGTGATTCCCTCTTGCAAAGGGCTGCTTTCGCTGAAACGGGTGTAGGTCGGCATACCCAGTCCAGACATCCCAAGCAGATACATCCCCAGATCTGGATCATTGAGCTTCAGGGTTGTTTGGTTTTGGATCCATTCAGCTTTGTAATCTGGTGCCATTAGGTGCTCCCCAACAGATTGAGTACCCTTATCTGCTCGATTAGTGATAAGGGGTTCTGATATCCATAATTGGCAGTCAGGTTGTATTGCACGGTCGAGTTTGTCGTGTTATTGGTGGTGTTGCTCAATGCCTGGAGGATCGTGTCCTGATTTACAATCTGCCCGTTCTCAGTCGGAATAAACAACTCAGGCTCACCTCTCTCACCAACCCAATAGGGCGCGCCGCGTTCCACCGGTCCGCCGTCAGCCCGGAGCAGGGGATGAGCAAAGTCAGGTATTTGCCCGAAAGTTGAAATGCTATAAGTGACCGGAATGTTGATCGGAGTGATGTCCATCTTGAGTAGCTCCAGGATCTTATTCTTCGCCGGCTGGGTGTCAACAATCACTTGCGGTTTGGCAGGGTTCCCGTTGAGGGTGTCCACAGCGTCCCGCCAGGCTTGCATTGCCATATCCGCTGCTTCCCGACTGACAAACCCCATCTGCACCGCCATGTCAAAATAAGCCTGCATTTCCCCTTCGGTCACCCCATCGATGGCGATGGATGCGGCAAACATGTCCAGGGTCATCTGGTTGGCAGATTTTGTCATCGCTGCCTGTGCGGCTTCAATCAGTTCCTTCTGCTTCTCCAGCTCGTCGTTCACTTCCTTCGCTGACATTTTCACCCCGTCCAGGGTTCCGCCGGTCTCCTTGAATGGCTCCAGCTCCGCGATCCGTTCTTCTGCGGCTGTTATGTTCTTGAGCTGTGTTGTGTAATCAGCTGCCAGTTTGGTGATCGAACTGAAATTGGCATTGGCTGAATAAACCTTTTCAGCCAATAATGCTTGTTTTTCCAGCTCCGCGTTCTGTTCGGCAAGTTCTTGATTGGTTTTGCTAACCTGATTCCCATATTCCGCCGATCCTTCCGCTGGATACTTATATAAGTCCTTATAACCTTCCCTGGTCTTTTCTGCGGCTTCCACTTCAGCCTTAAGCGCATTGATCAATGATGGATTTTCCGCGAGAACCTTTCTGATGTTAGCCAAAGCCTGATAGCCGGTTGCTCCTTTGGTGATTTCATCGGTGTTAATCCTCAAACCTTCCGCCGTATCAACCAAATCCTTTGCCGATTGAACTGAAATGTTTTCATTAAACCTGGCTGTCCAGAATTCAGCCCAGCCAGACGTTCCTTCCGCCAGCTGCACTTTCAACCCGTCAAAATAATTCTTCTGAGAGGCAGACATCTGTTCCCATTTTCCGGCTGTGTCCAAAGTTAATCCACCGGTCGCTGCCAGCAAGCCCTCTGATTTTTCCAATACCCCATTCAGCAGTGCCTGGGTCTTTTCAGCTTTCGTCAATTCGCTGCTGGCTTTGCCAATGGTATCGGCATACGCCTTGTACGTATTATCGGCATCGATCACGATTCCCAGGTTGTCCAGGATCATCGGTGATGCGCGTCCGATACCGGTCACGATATCGTTAAATGCTTGGGTGGTGGAAAGCCCCATTGCCCTGCCTCTCACCGCCGCCACTTCCATCAACTGCGCTAACTGGCCTGCGTCAGTGCCAACTCCCAGCATCATTGCTTTTGATGCCGACTGCATGATCTCATAATCCGAGATCATGCCAAGGGAAGCGCCTCTGATAGCCTCAACCACCTCATCCATGTTCATGCCCATCGAAGATGCCAACGCGGCTGAAGACTCTGTAAGGCGCATGATTTCCGCCCCCTCTTTCGAGAAGTCGATCACTTTCTTCATCGTGGCAATTGCGGTTCCGATTGCGGCAGCAATCGGAATGATTGCTGATTTTGCTGCTTTCCACGAATCCATGAAAGAATTCGCCGGCTTGTCCATATCCTTGCCCGCGGTTTCAATATCCGCTTTAGCCTTGTCCATCTCCGCTTTCACGGAAGACATCTTTACTCGGACATTGATGGTTGCTTCACCCAGTGTGGCCATCGTATTTCTCCTGGCTTTGCTTGAACAGTTTCGCGCTTTCTTTAGCTCGCGATTCTGTGTCAGCTACTGAACTGAACAAGCTGCTCAGTTCCGGCAATCTCTTCATCCGTGCAAAAGCAGCCCCATACCAGGCGCTTTCAATCTGTGCCCGGTGAGTTCGCTCACCTCTTTCTGTTGCTGCCTTTATCGTCATGTACGTTTCTTTCATCGTCAGCTGCCAGAATTCCTGGACGCTTATACCTTTTCCTAATGCGAGTTCCAAAAATGCGTCCCAGCTGAAGGCTACGCCGCTCTTTACGGCTTCTTCTCCCGAGTAAAAAAAAGCACCTCGCTCACTGCCGGCATCACCTGTGTGACGGTGTACGCATAACCAACCAGATCAAGGATTTGGTAGGCATCATCCGTGCTCACCTGCCGGTTGTGCGGATCATGCTCGCGCCGGTAAGCTTCCATGCCTGCCTTCAGCAGCACAACCAGGTCCGCAATCGGCGGGTAAAAGCTCTTGCTGAAGGCTTCCACCATCAACCAGACAGACTTTCCGGTCTGTGCTTCCACCTCAGCCAGGGCGCGGTTGGTATACAGTAAGCCAACCGTTCCCTCGCCGCTGTCAAACGTCACTTCACTGCGCGGTCCAAATGTCGGTTTGTCCTCGCTCATTCCTCTTCCTCCACCAGCGTCCAGGCTCCGCTGATCGTCAGGTTCGCGCTGAAGGTCACCCCGCCGTCCAGTGGGGCAGCTTTGCCAATCGATGTGATCAGCGCGTTTGCCGAACGGACAGGGTCCCCGTCCTCTTCCTCGGTCACCGTGATCAGGGTGTTTGCGTTGAACGCAGCCACTAATGCCAGGTAAGCCGCGTCAGTTGGAGCGTATAGCGATTCCAGGGATAAGGTCTCTTTCAACCGTCCCACAGAAACCCTGCTCACGTCTTCATTCTTGCAGCTCATGTCGATTTCGCTCCGCTGCGCGTTCCAGGTGTAACTGCGCTGACAGGCGACCAGTGTCGCTGTTCCCGCCACGTCCACCATCAGCATCAAATCAGAACCATTTATGGCCATCTTTCACATCCTCTCCTACAGCGCGAACGCGCCGTCAATCGTCAGGCTGGCGCTGAAGGTTACCCCGCCGTCCAGTGGGGCGCTCTTGGACATCGAGGTGATAAAAGCGCTGCCTTTGCGTTTGGTCACGCCGTCTTCCTGTTCAGCGATCTTGATCTTCGTGCCGGCATCCATTGCGCCTTTCAATGCCAGGTAAGCCTCGTCGGTCGGCGCGTACAGCGATTCCAGCGAGATCGTCTCTTTCAGCCGACCTCCTAAAACCCTGCTCACATCCTCGTTTTTGCAGCTCACGTCAATCTCACTGCGCTGCCCGTTGTACGTAAAGCCCCGCTGGCAGGCGACCAGCTTGTAATTGGGCGTGGCGGTGGCTGAAGTGTCCACCAACAACATCAAATCTGCTCCATCCATCTCTAATCCTCCGATAAGCTAATTCTTAAAGTTACAATGCGTCCGTATACTTCCAGGCTGTCAGTGCTCATAGGTCCGGAAGCTGAAATGCCATTCACCGCGAAACCGGACACGGTCAAAGCCGTGCGTTTGCGGTGGAACATCCGTCTCACTTCCTCCGCGATCTCTTCAACCTTCAGGTTGTCTCCGTCATTTTTTGTGTAAATGCGCAGATCACGAAGGACCTCTCTCCCATAACAATTTTTAGTGTCATCAGGTCGGTCTCCTGGGATCGAGCCGCCAATGATGTAGGGCAATACCGCGTCTTTTGGGGCGGGATCCTGCATGAAGATCGCTGGCTTCTCAACGCCGTCTTTGCCCTTGTATGTCGCCAACTTGCTTGTTACCGCTGCGTTGGCCGAGAGCGCGCTGTAAAGCGGTGTGGTCAAATCAAGCGCTTTTGTCATCCTAATAACTCTCCCATCTCGTTAGGCAGGTCTTGGATCAGAGTCGATCGCAGGTAGTTGGCTGCTGGTGCTGTCTCACTGCCGGTCTCGATGTAAAACCCTGTCATTGGTTTAGCATCGGCCACGCCAATCGAGAGCACAACATCGTCTCCTTCGGTTTCAACCTGGTGCTCGATCCTTGAAGCCACAAAACGGCGGTAATTCGCATCCCGCTTGTTGTCAGGATGACTGATCGCTCTCAGCCGACCTCTGGCGCTGTTGCGCATCCGGTAACCGACCATGTCCGCGTTTTTCGCGATGCGCGTTTTGTATTCACCGATCAGCTTTTCCGGTGTCCAGCTGTCCCAGTTGATATCTACGCTCATTCCAGTCCTTCCATCTGTACACAGTCGATCTCAAGGTGCTCGTGTGCCAGGCTCGGGTCGTTCACGCCCAGAACCTCGATTTTCAGATCACCATAAACCACCAGATCGCCGCGTTTTATTTCGCTCCCGTCCAGCTCACCGGCTTTCGGGTTGCTGTAGGGGACGTATAGGATATGCGTCGTCTCCCGATCTTCCGAGTTGGCGACCACTTTCTCTCCGCCTGTCATCGGACGCAGCCTGCCAGAGATCACTCCCAGCAGCACTTCCGTCTCTGGCCATCCGCCGACATCGTTGCTTTCCCGCTCAATGCGGTAGATCATGAACTGCCGGTTCATCAAGCCCAGGAATACGCCACCGCTCATAACAGCTTGTACCTCAGGGTGTCTAAAAGCTCTTTTTCACCAGCCAAAAGGGTTCTGGCAGCTGAAGCGCCTTTTCCCGTGTCCGTGCTGGTGTATTCCCGCTCAAAAGTTACCGAGAAATCGCCCAGCGTTTTTGATGCGACACCTGGCACCCCCGCTGTTTCAGCAGAACGCTTCCCTGCCTGATAAACACGCGCCGCAACCCGCATACACACAATCCGCGCTACCTCAGGTGGGTGCTCATATCCATGCGTATAGGTGACCTCGATGTTTTCAACACCGTCTGGCCAGCGCTGCCCGTTCAGGCGATAGACGATCCCTTTCTTCCGGTTTGTCTTGAAATCGGCGCCGTCAATCAGGCTGGCACCGTCAACAAGCACGCTTTTTACCGAGACCACCGGCAGCTGGCTGAGATACAGCTTGTCGCCATAACCGCCGTCAAAGTATTCGACATCATCCTCAACCTGGACAATCTCCTGGTTGCAGTAAGCCTTGATCACAGCGGTTGCGTCAGTGATCGCTTGCACCGCGGATACATCCGAGGACGATATGTCTATCTGCAAAAATTCCGCGAGATCGGTTACCTGGCAAAACATGTTTACTTCTTCCCTGTAGCCTTGGGCTTTTTTACCACCCCCTCGGACTGTCTTTCCACCCCCTCTTTAGAGGGGGATAAAGGGGGTGTGGGCAGGGGGGTGCTTACAGCCTTATCTTCTGCCGGCCTGAGTTCCTTGGTTTCAGCTGGCTTCACAGACTTCGTTTCAACCGCCTTCAACCCGAGCCTTTTTCCTTCGCCTTCCGGCAGCAAAATCCCCTGCCCTTTCTCTTCGTCCAACCAGAATTCCATCAGTTTTCTGTCCATCTTTTTTCTCCTGTCCGGGGCGGGTTTACTCCGCCCCGGCTGTAATCGAACAAACGTTGTTATGTGCCAGCGGTTGTAATCTTTACAAACGCCTTGGGCTTGATCACGCCGAATGCGGCGCGTACCTCACCCAAAACGGCCAGCAAATTGCGGACAAAGAAGTCCGCGTGGCTGTCGCTGATGCTGATTGAGGCTTGCTCACGGTCCCATAACACTGCTTTTTTCCAGTTAGCAAGGTAACCAGTCTTGGCAGTCAGCCCGAAGTATTCCACCACGGGCACCCGCCACAGTGATTTTTGATAGGGCAGGTAAGGCGCGGCGCTGAAAAGAGCCAACTCCAAGCCTTCCCAGTCGCTCGGTGAGAGCACAAACGCGGTCGGCTTTTCATTCCCGTTTGTCTTCAGGTTTGTGATTGCCTTGCGGCTGGTGGTCAGCAGGTCGGTGGCGAATGCCTGGGTCAAAATGCCCGTAGTGCCGGCAATACCCGCAAATTGCGGGGTTCCACTCCCCTCAAGGATCATGTCCTCGATTTCCTCATTGAGCGCGTCCCGCAGTTCCTGGTTGATAATGCCCCGCAGCTGCGCGGCATCAGCCATAGCCCGTTTTGTAACAGGCAGCCACACTGCGATCGTTTCCACCAAAGCGGTCATTCTCGCGAAGGTCATTGTGCCTTCGGGTTTATAGCCGCCGCCGGCGTTAGGGGTGACGGTGCTTGTGTAAGCCAGGGGGTCACCTGCAGCAGTTGTTACCACTGTCGGTGCGGCACCGGAGGTTGCTTCTGCCACTGCGGCAGCCTGGGTGATCTTTGCGGTCTGCACCACAAAATCGACCGCGTCACTCTCGGTCTGTCGCACACTGATCAGGTCTCGGATTCCAGGTTCTTTGTAACCCAGCCGGCCGTACTCGCCAGAATCTTCATTCTGGATAAACGCGCCGGCAGAGGTGTCTGAAAGACCGGTGATCACTGCCTTGCTTTCCAGCGGCATCTTTACCTGGAAGGATGGTGAGTTCAATCCCTTGGCACTGTCAGGGATGCGCCCGTCCGGCGCAACTGATTTCAGCCAGGTTTTGAATTCTTTGGACTGGACAAACTGACTGCCCAGATCAGCGGAAACATGACTCTTTTTGTCGGGTTCCTCACCGCGGATAGCCTCAGCTTCCAACTGCTTGATTTTGTTCTGCAGCGCGATGTCATCCAAACCTTGTTTGGCTTCTTTGACCATGTTTTCAGAGCGATTGCGCTCATCATCGGTCATGACGCGACCCTCGGCAACTGCCTTTTCAACAATTTCGCGAGCATCGGCAAGTAAAGTCTTAAATTTAGTGTCGTTCATTTTCAAACTCCATTTCTGTAATAGTGATTAGTAGTTCCATATCCTTTGGATCAACACCGCTCGCGTTATCGTCTTCTACGACCTCCGCTTCAGTTCCTTCCTTAGGTTCAATCGCTTCCTCGTCGGAAGCGGATTTGATAATTGTGGTTTGGGTGTTGTTGCCGGCACCAATCAGCACCGGGCTCACCTCGTAAACATCCAGCTCTTCCAGATGCCGGATTTCGTCGTTGCCGATTTTCCTGATTGACCTTTGCAGCACGTTGAAGCCGTAGCTCCACTCCTGCAGCTCGCCCAGGTTCTTCACTGTTTTGTAAGTTTCCATTCCGCCGGTCGTGTCCAGGAAGAATTCACCATCCACCCAGGCTTTTTCTCCGTCTTGATGGATCACACCCCTTCCCACCGGCAGCGCGTCCCAGTTGTGCCCCCAGGCGGCAATTCTGACGGCCGCCCCGTCTTTGAATGCGCCAGCTACCGTTATGTCGCCTTGCTTGTCAACTTCGCCAAATCGGCTGAAAATCGCCTGAAAAACGCCGCTCTGGTCGCTGTCGTCCTTGAACTCAATCGTTGTTTTGAAAGATTTCTTTTCCATTGTTTTATTCCCTTCTTTTTTGTTTGCGTCGAACCAGCGGTCAATATACTCATGCCATTCTTCTGGTCTGCCGTCCTGGTCGCAGCGGATATGCGCTTCTTCCCGGCTGATTTCGATTTCAACCAGTTCAGCTTCAAATCGCTTTACCAAAACTTGCGCTTTTTCTTTACTCCTGGCACCTGTGATGATCCAGGCGTCCAGTTCCGGATGTAATTCGATTGTTTGATAGACTTTTTCAACCAGATCCAGCATCGCTCGGGTGAGTTTTTCCACTCGCACCTTGCTTGGCATCCCTGAAATTGCTTGATATATGGCGTCATAATCGCAGATCAGATCGCCTTCCTTGGCATTCTTTTGCACATACGTGCTTTTGCCGGAACAGGGTGGACCCCAAACGATAGTTCTCATTCTTTAGCTCTCCCATAAACCAGCGAGCATTGACAATACGCCACCTCACTGGCTCCAGCTCGATAATCTCCTGGCCACATCGCCCCGTTGGGGAACGTGTCTCTGATTCCCACGGTTACGCCGTTCAGCGCTGCGTGGGTGTCCCTCGGGTGGCCGCTTCTGGTAACCCAGGTCTTGGTTTTGATCAATCCGCTTTTTTCCGCGACGTCATATTCCGCGAAATTCTCCAGCTCGTGCACTCTGAACATCACAAATCGCAATAAACCGCTGGCCAGCAGTGCCGCAAAGACCTTCTTCACGGCCTCCAGTGGATCTTCACCACCCATTACTTTTGCCAGCTGTTCATACGTGCTTCTATTCAGGTTTTCCGCTGCTATCCGCGAGTTGGTTTTCAGGAACTCTTCCATCCATTCAGGGTTGTACGCAAACGCCAGCTGACTGGCAAAAGCTCTGGCGTATGCCCCTGCCGTTGTTTTTGAAAGCGCAAAGAAATCCGCCGAGACTTCCCTGTTCCATCGTTCCTCATCCCACCATAGAGGGAGACTTTTCGCGCTTTTGATCAGCGGCAATACGGCGTCCCGCTGCCTGGTAAGCGTTTTGCTGACCAGCTCGGTCCAATCCTTCACCGCTTCTTCAGTGATCTCCGGAAATTCAGGCTTCACCGTGAAACCCGCTGCCTTCTTCCCCCCCTCTGCTTGCCTTTCAACCCCCTCCACGGAGGGGGGCAGGGGGGTGGGTGCTGTCCTGTCAACCGACTTCCCGTCATTCGGTTCCTGATAGGTCGCTGGCGTGCTCATGTTCAGCGGCGTCACCAGCTGATCAGCCTCAGGGCTGTCAATCCTCGGCAGGTTCATCCGTTCCCTGGCTTCGTTGGCAGTCATGTAGGGCACGCCCACAGCCTGGCGGAAACTTGCTGTCTGCTTCTCAAAATCACCCTGCAGCTTCGCTTCAATGTTGAATTCAACGTAAGCGCCCTGCATGTCCGGAAATTCACTCAAATATTGCGTGTCAAAGTCATCCTGCACAGATCTGAACAGCGGACCCAACACATCGGTGTAAAGGCTCTTGTTTTGGCTTTCGATGTTGTTAAAAGTTGAACGCTCTAAGATCCCCACCATTGGCGGCGGGATGTGATAAGCTCTGGCGCACTCTTCCCGCGTCAGTTTCCGGCTTTCGATGTACAGCGTGTCCTTTGGTGCCCAGCTGATCGGCTTGAACTGCATCCCCTCTTCCAGCACCGCGGTCTTGCCTGCATTGTCCTGACCGGAATAAAGCGATTCCCACTGCGCCCTGAAGTTTGCCCTGGCTGCGTCACTCCAGTCATTAGCTTCTGGCGGCCGTTCAATCACCCCGCCAATTCGGGCAGCGTTCTGCCAGAACTTAGAGGAATACTTTGTGTTTTCGTGCTCCTCTGCCAGAATCTCGCGCAACCCTTCCAGCGGCGAGATGCCGTAGGTGTTGTTGTGCGGGTTGTAGGTCCTGAAGTGGATCACCTCGCTGGGTTCAATCTTCAGCTCACTTTTTCCCAGATTGACTCGGTAAAGGGTCGGGGTCAAAACGCCTTCCACACTGACCAGCATGTAAGGGATCCGCAGCAGCCCCTTGAGCTTGTTATCACCATCCCTGATCTTTAGCAGGTACCCATTCCCGCTGACAAACATGTCAGAAAGCACCGATTCCAGCATCTTGTAGGTTGTGACCTTGTTGTCATTCGGCAGCGGCCGTTTCAGGATCTGCACGGCTTCATGCTCCCGCAGCCTTACCCTGCCGTTGTCTTTGTCGCGTGTGTACACGTGCAAGCCTGGGTGCGCCATATTGCGCGCCAAAAAGTCCACACAGATCTTGACGTTGTTATGCCTGCGGTACATGGCTTCATAATCCAGCGTGTAATCACTGTACGTGTCAAGGCTGATAAAGCCTCCGTTCGTTGGCCACCAGCCAGCTGGCAGGGACGAGAGTGTCGCTTCAGAGATGATCGTGCTACCCATTCAGCACCTGCATAAAATCGACATCCGCGGTGAATATCAACACCTCACCGTCAACCTTTCGGGTGTGGCCGTTTTCGTGCAGCACCGCATCTCGCAGCACCAGGTAATCGCCCCGGCGTTTCCAGAGCACTCCCTGGAAGGCTTTGTCGGATTTCAGGTTCACGATCACCTTGCGCACAATTGCATAAAATCCAAATGTCATAGGACCTCCAGACCTCTGGTTTCGTAAACAGATTTATGCGGCTCAGTCGCGTGTCTGATTGCCCGGTCTGTCGCCATGATTCCGGCAACGATGCCGTCAATCTTCTGCCGGCTTTTTGACTTGTCCGGTTTGATGTTCCCAGCAGCGTCCGTGGTGGTCATCACGTTATCCGCCATCCAGCGCAAAACAGGGTGGCTCCCATGCCGCAATCGCTTGTTCAATACCAGGCGCTCGACTTCTTTGGTTGGTGGGCTCATGCTCACATACCCCTGGCCAAACCCCACCAGAGTGAACCCCATATTCATCAGCGTCTGGCTGATCTGCGTTGCTCCCCAGCGGTCAAAAGCGATTTCTTTGATGTTGAACCTTTCGCCCAGCTTTTCAATCTCTGCCAGGATCCAGTCGTAATCAATCACGTTCCCGGGTGTCGCGATCATGAACCCCTGGTCCACCCACCCCTGGTACAGCTCCCGGTCTTTGAAAGATCGGTCTGTCAGCTTCTCTTCGGGCACGAACAAGCGCGGGATCCAGCTGTGCATCTCTGGTTCTCCGGGTTCATTCGGCACGTCCAAAACAAACGCGGCAATGTCAGAGACCGATGCCAGGTCAAGCCCACCGTAAGCAACCGAGCCTTCCAGCATCTTTTCGTCCAGCTCGTCAACCCCGCAGGCGTCCCATGCAGCCATATCCAGCCAGCGTGTCTCCTGACTCGTCCACATGTTGAGATACAGCCGTTTGAAGGTGTTCTGGTATGCAGGGCTGTTTTTTGCCTTCTCAAACTCCTGCCTCAGATATTCGATCTTGATTGTGTCCCCCAGGCTTGGGTTTGCCTTTGCCCAGGTCTCTTCGGATTCCCAGTCGTCCGTTGGGGACGCCTCGTAGATTGCCGGATAAAACCAATCCATCTGGATGATGCCGTCTCTCACCTGGCAGGCGCGTTCATAAACTTCGTAACAGATAGATGTGCGGTCGTAACCGGCGGTAGTCATCGAGAGCAAAAGCGGCTGCCGCCTGGCTCCAAAGCTCGTTTGGATCGTGTCGTACAGTTCCCGGTCCTTCTGGGTGTGCAGCTCGTCAAACGCGGCTCCGTGCAAGTTGCCGCCGTGCTTTCCGCCTGCATCGCTTGAAACCACCTTGTAGACGCTTGCCCCTTGCTTGCCGACGATGGCATTGCGAAAAGGCGAAACCACCTGCGAGAGGGTCGAGTTCTGCATGACCATGAACCGCGCTGTGTCAAAGATCAGCCTGGCTTGCTCCCGGTCTGCGGCGATCGAGATCAACTCCGCGCCTGGTTCCTGGTCTACAATCAGCAGGTAGAGCATAATTGCCGCGCCTAAGGCTGAATTGTGCGTAGGAATCAAATGTCTGCCAGCGAGGTACATCCCTCCATCAACTGTTATACAATTGACAATTCTTTTTCCAGTACGCACCACGTTAGAGATCTTCCGCGTTTGGCTTCTTTGTTTAGTAACAGGCATTTCTTTTTGCCGGGAAGATTTCCGCTTTACATAAGAAACATCGATGTCGTTGTAAGCAAAAAATTGAGCTCTGTATCTGGGGCCACAATCTTTACCGTAGAGTTTTGCGCGGTCAACCATCACTCGAGGCTTATACCCAAGCCCAACCAACAATTCAACAACTTGCTCAAATAACAATCTGTTTACAAGGACTATTTCACATTGACCAGCTTTTGATACAAAACCATCGGTATCCATAATCCCGCGCAACAATTCCATACGCTGTTCTGTAGACCCCATGAGGTATTCTGAGGGTATATGTTTATTGTGAACAAGTCCGTTTCTTATTAACTGCTTTTTGAATTTTCCCATGCCGACCAGATAGGAGTAGCGATACTTGTATTCAGCTTCATACCCATATTCTGATAACTTCTCAACAATTTCAGGCTCTGATATTGTTATCCTTGCGGTATTGCAATCTCCGTCCCCCAGCCAAACACCAAGAACATATGGAGGAATTTCATACTCCTTTTCAGGGAATTGTAGGGGTTTAGCTACATCAACTGAATGTACTATATCGTTGCGTGCGCCAGCCCTAAGTGTTTTGGCTATCTCTTTAGTGGTAACAAGGGGTTTTTCACCTCTTACCCATTTAGGTTTTCCTGTGTGGACAGTTCGATTAGTTTTCCATTCATGATTTTCATGGGCAATAATGGCATCATCCCCCGAAAAATCCACATAGTAACATTCTCCTTCATAATGCGGGGTAACATAACGAACTTTTGTGGGCACTCCTTCTGGGGTAAATACATAATCGCCTGGGGCTAAATCACCGTGGTTTTTCCATCCTTCGGTAGTCATAATTGGAGTGTTAACTTCCAAAGCTTTTCCGTTTTTCCTGGCCACAAATACAAATGCTTCCCGATATCGCCTGAAACCGGTCTCTTTTTCTTTCCAGCCAAACAGATTGCTTACCAGTTCCTTTTCCCAGTCCAAAAGCAAAAATGGTTTTCCGCCCAGATCACCTTTCACGTGGGTTATATACGTTTCGATAAAATCAACCGCCACTTGCCCAGCCACAGCGTCATATGCGTACCTTTCGAGGTCACACTTCCAGGGATCGTAGATCTTGGGTGCTGTCACTTTCTCACTCATGAGCACCCTCTTCTACTTTCTTACGTGCGGTATTAAACAGACTGTCTGCCAGGGAAAGGCTTTTGTCGTTTGGAGAGAGCGCTTTTACCCGTGTCCGCTCAGCTGGAGTAAGTCCAAACTGCGTCAGCATGTCCTTCACTTGCTTCCACGCCGTGTTGGCAATCCCGACATTCGGGTGTTGATACACCGTGGCTTTGTCGGTGATCACAATGTTCCCGGACTTCATCAAAGCTTTTCTGGCAGCTACCATGTCGCCATACGCCATACAAAGCAGCTCGAGCGCCGTATAGTCACCGCTGGAATACAATCCTGCCTCTTTCAGCTGTGGACCCAGCTCCCGCCATAAACGCTTACCGTAAAGGTTCATCGTGCTGGGCGGCTTAGGAAACGCCTCAGGAACTTCAAAGACAGCCTGTGAGTTGTTCACACGGCTCTTTTTGAGCGTTCCCTGCGCTTCTTTGATTGCATCTGGCACTGGTTTCCTACCGCGCACGCCTTCTCCATCTTTCGCCGGCTGGGTTGTGCTCTGCCTCATGGCAGCGCCGGCATAATGCTTCCAGATTGTCTTCATCATCCGCGCCACCTTCACGTTTTCGGATGATGTGATGCGCCAGCTCCGCGGGTTCTCCGCATCGTTCACAGAGGGGGTTGTGAGCCAGGAAGATCTTGGATCGCTTCTGCCAGACGGGATCGTCATACGTTATGTCCCTTGGACGTTCCCACTGTTTCAGGTATTCCCGCTGGTGTTCCGGACATCTGTAAACATTCGGAGTGGATACCAGGTTTGGACAGCCGGGCACCATGCAGGGTCTCTTAGGACTGATCGCCATTGCTTTCTTCCTGCTTACTGATGCGCGTTTTCGGCTTTCGCTTGACCTCGTTCAGGATTTCCCGTGCTTGCGCGTCGTGAGCCTGGAAATTCCCGAAAAACACCGTTGTGTCAGAGCGCACCTCACGCATCTCAACCACCATCGACTGCGTCACCTGTGTCAGATCCTGCAGACTCTTCTGCACATCCGCCATCGCGCAATTATTCTCTTCGCGCTGCTCCTTGTTGAACAGCCGCCACTTGTCGTCAATGTCAAACATGAACTGCTGCCACTTTTCCGATTGTCGGCTGAACCAATTCAACAGCGCCGCCACAAATACAATGAACAACACCACAAACACCGCCTGTTCCCAGGCAACGTATGGAATAGCCTCACCCGCGTTCAT